CTTGTACTGTTTGTGTTGACTTCATTTTAAAATTAAAATAATCATAACACCCTTTGCTATTTCTCCACCCTAATCTACGCACTTTAAATCCTTTGCAACTTCCGTCTTGTAACACAAAATAATACGGTGCTGTTTGATAATTACCGCTGTCACTTGCTGTATCTGAACCCCTTACGCTATAGTAAGCATATCCACTAAAATTAGATGGTCTTGCTTGACCTGCTGCTGAACCTGCACTATCAGTAGCAGAAACATTAGAATCTTGTAAATTTTGAGGACCACAACCAAAGTATAATAATCTTTCTACATCTGTATCTGCTTCACCACCTGATGCACTAGGTATAGCACCACCTGTAGTAGCGTGGTTTCTAATGTATTGTTTGTTACCAATTATTGAATTTGCTGAATTATAATAAACAATTTCAAAATAGTTACATTCACTATCAAATTTATCTTCATAATTTAAAAAACCAATTGTATGATAATCATTAGATTGGACGTAATTTACTAATCTGTTGTTGCTAGATTGTTGGTTTGGTATATATGGTAAATCACTTAACACATATTCTAATGCACTACTTGATGTATAATCTTCAAAAGCATCTGTTTGAAAATTGTCTGTTCCTCTACCTACTTCTAATGCTAATGATGCCGCTATATACCATCTTGTATCATCTACTGCACCTGATGTATCATCAGTTGGTGAAACATTAGCAGCACTAGAATAATTTTGATATCCTTTAACATATATTTGCAAAAGCTGATTGCTATTTTTACTAAATATAGTAGATGTTAAATTTTTGCCTAATGTGTGTATTGATTTAGTTGTAGCGTTTTGGTCTGCAATAGTATCTTCTAATTGTGTGTTAACAATATCTCTAATATCAAAAGTTGCTCTAGCTGCATTACCTGATATGTCTGTAGCATAGCCGTTTCTTCTTTGTTTCATTTTAGCTAATAATGTTCCTGATGCATCAGTTAATCTAACTTCTAATACTAATCTAAAATAAAATAAACCTGATATTGTGGATTCATATAATGTATAAGGTACAACAGGATTCCAATTTGTTATAACAGGCACCTTGTCTGCTGTTGCTACAGGTTCTTGTACGAATGATAAAGCCATATTTTAATCTTTAAATGTTTTTTCTAATTCTATTTCCAAGTCATTTGCGAATGCTTGTAATATCTTGTTTTCTTGTTTTTTTAATTGTTGTGTAAAAGGTCTAGTAAAGAATTGAGTTCTTTCTAATCCTCTTTGATATATTGCTCTTTGTATTAAAAAAGCTAAACTTTTACGAGCTATAAATTTGCCGTTACTTCTTGCAGCTTTTAATGGTTTACTAACTATCCATCTATCTATTGCACCTCGTGGCGGCATTTTAGTAGAAAATTTAAAAGGGCTACCTTGCCCCCTCATTCGTCCACTACCTTTATATCCCCCCGCACCTCTCACACCTTCATCAACAAACGCCCAATAATCCTCAGCACCACCAAATTCAAATTCTAATGTTACACTATTTTTTGATGATGTTACTAAATAATCAAAGTCATTATATAATGTATTTCCGCTTGTAGTTTTCTTCTTCTTCTTTAATATACCTCTACCTTCTTTGATGACATTACCACCAAGTTTCTGCATAGCTTGTATTGTGTTTTTAAATTGCATTATGAATTACCGTCTACAGGAACAATACAGAGATTGTTTGGATTATTAACTTGTATACTTAATGTTGCAGACCACCCCGAAAGAAGATTGTCAAATCTAGCTGTAAAAGGTTCTGCTGAAACAGGTAACTCTAAAAACACCTCATCATCTACCCAACTTGTAGAATATAGGTTTTGATGAAATTCATTAATAACGTCTTGTATGATCTGTAGGTTTTCACTTAATGTATCAATACGCCCTAATCTTTCTTTATTAGGAGAATCACCAATAGCATCACTAATCATATCAAGTACATAGATTGTAAATGTATAAGTCATTACGCCTTTATCAATAGTTGCTGTTCCTGGCTCTGCATATAGGATTATGTAGTCTGTAGCACCTAATTTATTAATATCCACCTCATCCATAAAACCTGAATGAAAAGATTTAATCTGAAAATGCTTGTCTGCTATTGTTTCTAAATATCCTAATACGTTTCTAAAAGTTATCATAATTGTTTCTTTGTTTTGCGTTATAATCTTGTGTATATGCTAAATATGTTAGCACTTCAAGAATAGGCAATCTTGTTATTTTATTTATGTCAAGTACGGAATTAGACATTGAATATAAAGCATTGTACCACCCCCATTTAGAATGCATACTTACGCCTTTTGCACTTTCTTCTCCTGAGCTTGTAAATAGCTGTGCGAAATCCACGCTAATTCGTTTCCTAAAGTCAAAAAAAAACCTAAGCAATTTAAAGCTATATCCATTGGACAGTCCTTAAATAATTCCTCTTTAAATTCATCAGGGTTATAATCTTCTATACTATATCTATCTCCCCTAGAAAAATTTATCTGCCTATAAAGAATGGACATAATAGTATGCAAGTTCTCAATAGGTTCTTTACAGTAATTTTCTAAATCAATATATTCCCCTGTTGTAATTCCTGAAAGATTAGGCACAAATCCATACTCATTATTTTTAAACATAAACGTCTTTCTAAATTCTTCTTTGTTTGGTTCAGTATCAATAAGACCTTTAACAATAGCCATAATGTCTAATAAGTCTGTGTAAACCATTTTCTTTACTACAAATGGTGTGGTGTTACATAATAACGCTAAACTCTTTATAACCTTGTTTTTCTCACTTCCCTTGCCTTCTTGAATTTTAACGTATTCTTGGTATGTTCCAATTGTTATGTCGCACCATTCACTTGGTATTGTTAGTTTGACCTCTTTCATCACTAATAAATATAAAAGTTAATAATTTGTTTTTTCTACAATATATAGTATTTACCGCTATGGTTAATACTGAGTTTATTTAAGCACAGATAACGTGTTGCATCAATTAAATGGTCATTTACTTTTACAGGCACATTCAATACATCACCATTCTTATCAGTAGCCCATTTATAACCCCTAAATTCTTTGATAGCATTTAGACTGTCTTTAGTAATATGCAACTTATACCTTCGCATTATATCTATGCCTAAATGTATTCCTGCTCCCTTCTTAGCAGGTTTTATATTAAAACCTTGTCTATATATTTCTTCAATAGATTTAGGTTCTGCTGAATCTCCTATTATTTCTGATTGCCTATCTATTCTAAATTCTTTTAGCTTATTAGCAAGGTCAGTATTAGTCAATCTCTTTTCATATAACATCTCTTTAATATATAAATTATCATCAGATTGATATACTGCTACTAATGCACTTGGTGAATTTGTAAAGCCAAAGTCTAATCCATAGCCGATTAATTTTCCTTGCACTTCATCTGTCAGTTGGAAATTTCTAAAAATAGCGGTTTGTATATTACCGACATTTCCTAATCCATAAACTTCCCAATACTCAGGGTCTATTTCTTTAAGTCTTTCAATCTCTGCAATAGTGTCTTTACCAAGAAAAGGATTAGCTAAATATGTTGATTTAATAAATGTACAATCATCTCTTGTTAATACTTTGTCATATATCCAACTATAAGGGTCTGAAGGGTTATAGTCTAAATATATTTGCTCAGTACATCTAAATATGATTTGCTGATAATCTTCGTAGGTAAATTCTGTTGCCTCATTGAGCCACGCATAATTTCTTTTTCTACCTTTTAGTTTTTCTGGATTATCGACTGATAAAAATTCTATTGTACAATTATTTAAGAAATAAGATAAGTCTGATTTATTGTGATTGTCTTGTGTATATAAATCAAGTTCTTTTAAGATGTTTAAAAAATCACGATATACACTACCCTTACAGGCAGGTAATGTTTTACGAATAATACTAAATACTTTGCCTGGCTCTTGTAATGCTTTTACAATAATCATTTGACAAAGCGAATAGGTCTTAGAACTTCTAGTCCCCCCCTGAAGACAAGTCACTCTGCTTTTAGACCCATACGCCTTGTGAAATACATTTGTAGTATTAATCTTTATTTGTGTCAAACACTTCTATTTTTATATCTGTAATTGATTTACCACCACTTGTAACATCTAATTCAGACTTCTCAGTATAACCCCTAGTTTTGCCTTTAGTCTTTAAAAAGAATATAGTAGCTGCTGTTGAGTTATCTTGAATCTGTTGATGCAACTGGCTTTCTGCAAAGTCTAAAGCAACATTCTCAATCTCTTGAACTTGCTGTCTAAATTCTTCATCATCTTTAAGCCATTTATAATATGTGCTTCTAGGAATATCAGCTTTTTTACAAGCTATTGTTACTACCCCTAAACTCTTTTCTAACGCCTTTAATAGCGTTTCTTTTTTAATGTGTCTACTTTTGTTCATAGTTTTTTAGCTTTTTGTCCTGTAAATTGTTCCCATCTTTCTATAATTACATCACAGTATTTAGTGTCTAATTCCATACCATAACATATTCTATTTGTTTTTTCACAAGCTATTAATGTTGAACCACTACCAAGAAACAAATCTATAATTATGTTTGTAGATTTAGAAAATTCTTTTATAAAAATTTCACAAAGTCCTATTGGTTTTTGTGTTGGGTGTTTTCTTTTACCATCTTCTTTTTTCATTCCCAATGCACCTGCCCAAGTATAATTATATATTTTTCTTTTATGTGCT